AATGTTGTGGTGTTAAATTACCCACTCTAATTATAATCATTTTTAAATAAAAATCAAGTGTGACCAGTTATTTAATAATTCTCCAATATTTATCTATAAAGACAAATGGCAAATAAAAATATAATACCTATAAATAGGGTCAACAAATTCTTTTCTGGTGAAGATTACAGACTTGACATCGAGATGGGTCGTGAAGGAATTGAGGGTGATAACAACTTTGTTGTTGTACTTTACAAGGTCGATAGGGAATTAACAACAACAGATGATGTCTATGGAGAAGCTGGTGCTGATGAGATTAGATATTACCCACCAGTTGAATTAATAGTTATGCCAACATTTGAAGAAGCTGAGAACAAAACTTACAATTCAAATGGTTCTATGCGTTATTCGGAGACTGGTAACCTTACCTTTAGTATTTATAGTGCTCAATTAGAAGAATTAAATACAGATATTGATATTGGAGATTATATTGGTTATGCTGTTTCACCTACTGAGATGATTTATTTCAATGTAGGTAACGATGGTAGAAAAAATTGGGATAATAAGCACACAATCTTAGGATTTAAAGGTGCATATAGAACTGTTGTTTGTTCACCAGTAGATGAAACAGAATTTAAAGGATTATAAAAATATACTGACTAAGGAAGGGAAAAAAGAATATCGGAAGGTATATCGTAACAAAAATAAAGAAAAATTAAAGAAATCAAATAATATATTATAATTATGTGTGCACTTCCTAAGGGGTTTATAAAGAATTTAAAATTAACAAAACCAAGTGTTGGCTTCGAGAGAAGACAAGAAATATTGGATGATATTGATAATAAGGGTACCTTTCTACCTAGAGGTGTATCCTATGAGGATATTGATGCATCGTTTATAGATTTTGCCGAAAATGATTTGGCTACTGTTATTGATGGTGAAAAGGTTCCAGTTATTTTCTTGACTTTACAGAAATGGTCAGAGTTTAGTAAAACTTGGCAACATTCAGATAAATATAAGAACGTTAAGATGCCATTCATTACAGTGGTTAGACAACCGAATCCACAGGTGGGTACTAATCAAGCTGGGTTGTTCAATATACCAGGCCGTAATACCTATACCTACATGAAGGTTCCTACCTTTGAGGGTGGTAGAAAGGGTGTTGATGTTTATAAGATTCCACAACCAACTAGTGTTGATTTTACATACGAAGTAAGATTATTCTGCAATAGAATGAGAGATTTGAATAAGTTAAATACAAAGATTCAACATGCGTTTCAATCGATTCAATTTTATGTAAGGGTAAACGGACATCCAATGCCAATACAACTTAAGAATATTGGGGACGAATCAAATATTGAAGATTTTGATAAAAGAAGATTTTATGTTCAACCATTTGAGATGGTGTTGGCTGGGTATATTCTAGATGAGGATAGTTTCGAAGTAATACCAGCGGTAAATAGGGCTATGGTATTATTTGAGATTTCTGAAAGACTTATCCAACCAGCACTTAGAATCAACGCTGATAGAGCAAACAATTTGATTAACTTCGAAATAATTTATAAGCCTGGGTCTGAGAGTGATTTTTCATTCATAGCTCAGTATGATATGATATTAACTAATATAAGTGGGGTGGAAAACATCACGAATATTTCAATAAGTGCAGATGGTATACAAAAATTTAATGGAATTGTTATAACTGGACCAACACAATTTGTTATTAACGCTGGTCAGAGTGTATTTATTAGTGTAACAAAAGATTTTTATCTGACGTGTAAATTCCAACTTAATGGATACTTAATATAAAGAACAAAAATGTATTTTAATAATTGGGGAAATAGTAGTATAAATACAACATTCATAATAGAACCGTTGTCTATTACTGGTGGTACACCAGTAATGTCTGCATGTACTGCTATTTATACAAATGAACTAATTAGTTGTGATGGTGATGCTGTAATTCAATTGAGTATGGTATCGAGTCATTTGCAATAGATGGTGTTGATGGGTTATTCGATTGGCTTGAGGGAACTGGTGAATTTTCTGGTGGAACTGGATATAATGGTAAACAGTATTGGACTCAACTGGACCAAGATAGTATGATGAGTAAACTTAGATACGGAATATAATGGCTATTAAGAGAACGAATATAATGGAAATGTTGTTATCAGAATTACTAAAAGGGAAAACAATATATGATGATGATGGGGTAGCATGTTTAATTGATTCAATTAGATTCAATGTTAAAACAAACACAGTTTATTGTTCGGATATTTTAGGTAACACATTAATGTTTTTTATTGATGATACAATTGATATTGAAACATTGGGTGTAATGACCAACGATATCGACACTAGTAAGATAAAGAGAGTTAAAAATAAAACTAGATAATGAAAAAAGAAATGAATTGTTTATCACTTAATGGTGGTGGTGTCAAAGGATTGATAGCATTACATCAATGTGAGGAATTTCATAAACTTAGTGGTGGTAAGTTTCATGAACATTTTGATATTATCGGTGGTACATCCACTGGTGCATTATGTGGTGCATTGTTTTCGGTTGGTTATTCACCAACTGAGGTTATCGATATTTATAAAAAAGAATTACCAAAGATATTCAAAAAAGGGTTCTTAAGATTTGGAATATTTCAACCTAAATATAAAAATGATTATTTCATTGGTTTATCTAAAGAATTATTAGGTGATAAACAACTAAAAGATTGTTTAGTTAAATTGATGGTCCCAGCATTTAATGCGGATACCGACAAGACCATTATTTTTAAATCATATGATAAAAGATATGAGAATCATTTATTAAGAGAGGTTGTTTTGGCTAGTTCTGCTGCTCCAACCTTTTTCGATATGATTGTTATTGATGGGGACCATTATAAAGATGGTGGACTTGGTTACAATAATCCATCTGATTTATTGCTTCAAGAAGGTATTGCTAATAAGGTTAAAACAATCAACATTCTTTCCATAACAACTGGTAAGCTTATTGGTCAAACAACAAGAGCGGAAATAAAGGGTGGTATTATGGGTGGTGCATCTGTCGCATTTAATGATGTATTGAGAGAACAAGATATCAAAACACATCAGAATGTTGAACACGCTTATAAATACTATCAAAAGGGATTGTACGTTAGGTGTGAATCAATATTGAAGAATGCTTCTGAGAAGATGGATGATGCTTCTAAGAAAAATATTGAGGCGATGATTTTAGATGGTAAATTCTCAGCAGAACTAAATCGTGATTTATTGGTAAAATTTAACGAAAAAATCGTAAAATAATTATTCACCGTATAAGTCGGTAGATTTTTTACATTGTTCTTTTATTATCTTCTCAACGAATGCGAACATCTTTAAACCATGTTCATCACAATACTCTTTTAACAACTTATGTGTCAATGGAGTTATTTTAAGGTTTTTTGTACGTTTTATTTTTTCTTCATATTTAAGATTTGATTCACCGTCTTCACCAAAATTACCTAAACCACCTATTGTTGCATTAGTTAGATTATCTAACCCATAGTGATTAATCCAATATTTTTCTTTTTCTTCCCATTCATCATCATTAACAGTTTCTAATATCTTAAGACCAATTTCTTTATTCTCATTAACCATTTTATTAATCCAATTAGATTTATGTGTTTTTGAATTTCCATTAATTGTTTCGCTAATATGAGTTAATTTTTGTTTATTTGGGTTATCACTTTTACCAATATACTTAACAGTTGTGTCATCCATTAAAGCATAAATATATGTTTTATTTTTTGTTTCCATATTGTAACCATACCACATTTTATATAAAAATAAAGGGTTGTATGACAAAAGTAAGAAAAAAGTCATACTAAAAATTTATATGTATGGAGTATTCTACTCCATAAGAATTTTTTTCACAGAATCAAACATATTTATAATAAACAATAAAACGTGAATAATAAAAAAAATAAAACAAAACAATAAAAATGGCTTCAACAAACAGAGTATTCGTAAGTCCAGGTGTTTACACATCCGAAAAAGACCTTTCATTCGTAACCCGTCAAGTGGGTGTTACGACTTTAGGTTTGGTAGGTGAGACAGTTAAAGGTCCAGCGTTCCAACCAATTTTCGTTAGTAATTACGGTGAATTTACATCATTCTTTGGTGGCTTAAATGCTTCCAAGGTAAAAGACACAGGTGCACCAGCATATGAGTTACCTTATATTGCAAAATCTTTCCTATCTCAATCAAATCAATTATTTGTATCAAGAATTCTTGGATTCTCTGGTTATGATGCTGGTTTAGCTTGGGGTATCACGTTAGATGCTGCTTTAGATACATCAACTATTGGTGTGGTAACAAGTGCAACATCATTCACAACATCATTCACAGCAACAACTGCTGGAACAATTACAACATTCGTTGCATCTGACCCAACTATTCAAGCGTTGTATGACGATGGTCAATTAAGTTCAGATTTGGCGTTTTTGGCTACTTCTACACTTGGTGATACTGCAACTGTTTCAGAAACATATTATAAACTTGCTGGAAACATCTTTAGTGGTTCTGCATTTAACCTTTACGTTGATGCTACTGGTCCTTCTGGTACTGAAATTACTGGTACTACAACTGGTCTTACAACAACTTATTCTGGAACAGGATACAGTGATGTTGAAAACCAAATAGTTGCATTGCTTAGGTCAAGAGGTAAATACGATGGAACAGAAACACTTAATTTCCAACTTTCTGCTGTTACAAGTATTGGGTTCAATACAGCTATAACAACTGCTGTTGAGTCTCCGTTGGGTGATTTCACACTTACAGCAACATCTACAACACAAGGTGTTGTTTCTTATTCATTATCTTTAAACAGAACAAAGAAAAATTATATGCCAAGAGTATTTGGTACTAGTGTGCAAGATGGTGACACTGCTGTATTCGTAGAAGAATTCTTCTGGGATATGTTTGATGACTTAAATACACTTGAAAAAATAAGAGGTATTAAACAAACTCTTATCAATTACGGTAGTCAGTTCGATGATTACAAAACTGAATACACAAATGCTATTACTCCATGGGTAGTATCTGAACTTCGTGGTACAAACTTACTTAGACTTTTCAGATTCCATACAATTTCTGATGGTAATGCTGCTAACAGCGAATTTAAAATGTCAATTACTAACATTAAACCAGATGATAAAGAGTTTGACGTTGTGGTTAGGGTTTATAGCGATACTGATGCTAAACCAGTTGTATTGGAGAAATTTACTAAATGTAGTATGGACCCAACATCAAATGGATATATTGCTAAGAGAATTGGTACACTTAATGGTGACTTCCCATCTAAATCTAACTATATTTTAGTTGAATTAGAAGAAGAATCTGATACAAGTGATGCATTCCCAGCTGGTTTCGTTGGATACCCAATGAGAGATTACTCTCTTAACGGAAATACAAGTGTTCAATCACCATGGATGGAATACAAAAAAGCTTACGGTACTTTTGAAAACAAGCGTAAGATTTACTTAGGACTTTCTGACACTGTTGGAATTGACCAAGATTTCTTTGACTACAAAGGTGTACCAGCTGACCCATCAATCAACCAATGGACTGGTATGACATACGGTTTCCACATGGATATCGATGCGACTGGTGCAACAATTGATAACGTAGAGATTGTAATCGATAACACAGGTGGTACTTACTCTCCAGTATTCTTATTCGAAGTAGGTGATGCTGAGTTTAGAACTGAAGCTGGTGTTGTTGGAACGTCTTACGAGAAAACTTACGCTAGAAAATTCACATTTGCACCTTATGGTGGTTTTGATGGATGGGATGTGTATAGAACTAGAAGAACAAATAAAGATAATTACATAATCAATGGTACAAAAGGTGCGGCTGGTCTTTTAAATGGTACTTTTGCTAATAGAGCGTTAACCAATGGGGATACTGGAATCAACTCTGATTACTACGCATACTTAGAAGGTATTTGGACATTCAATAACCCAGAGGCTGTTAACATTAATGTGTTTGCAACACCAGGTATTGATACCACAGACCATACTAACTTAATCGAGGCAGCAATCGAAATGATTGAGCAAGATAGAGCGGATTCGCTTTACATTGTAACTACACCAGATATAGATGCTGCTGGAGGTGTGTTATTAGCTGAGGATGTTGTTGATAATCTTGATGGTCAATTTGACAGTAACTATACTGCAACTTACTGGCCTTGGATTCAAATCATTGATTCTGAAAATAACCAATATATCTACGTTCCACCTACAAGAGACGTAGTTAGAAACATCGCTTTAACTGATAACATCGCATTCCCATGGTTTGCAGTGGCTGGGGTTCAAAGAGGTGATGTTAACGCTATCAAAGCGAGAGTTAAATTAACTCAAACAATGAGAGATACACTTTACGAAGGTAGAATTAATCCAATCGCAACTTTCACAACAGAAGGTATTAAGGTTTGGGGTAACAAAACACTTCAAATTAAAGAAAGTGCTCTTGATAGAATCAACGTTAGAAGACTTTTATTACAAGCTAGAAAACTTATTTCTGCTGTAGCTATCAGACTTCTTTTTGAACAAAACGATGACATCGTTAGAAATCAATTCCTTTCACTTGTTAATCCAATCTTGGATAACATCAGAAGTGAGAGAGGTCTTACAGACTTTAGAGTTGTTCTTGACGATGACCCAGAAGCAAGAGACAGAAACGAACTTTGTGGTAGAATATTCATTAAACCAACAAGAGCGTTAGAGTTTATCTGCGTAGAGTTCAATATCATGAACACAGGTGCATCATTTGACGATATTTAATATCAATATATACAAAAACTTAAAGAGAGGCTTATACGGCCTCTTTTTTTGTTTTATAAGAGTATTTATAATAAAAGATTAGAACATGAAACTATTAATATCAGAATCACAATTAGAAGTGATAATCGCCCACATCAAAGAAACTAATACACCTAAGAAGGAAGTGTTAGAAGAAGGATGGAAAGAGGTCGTTTTAGGAACTGCAATGCTTATGGGTATCGGATTGTCTGGTGCAAACGCACAAACGGCTAAGAACGCTTTAAATAACGCTGAAACGATACAAAAGATAGAACAGACTCTAGAGGGTCCAGAAATTGAGAAGTTAGTTAGTACTCTTGAGAAGGCTGGTTTAAAAGATGCTATGACTAAAATTGAGAATAATGCTAGTATGGTTAAACAGAATTTAGAAGATGCTGGTAAGAAAAAAGGTTTGAACCTTAATGTTCAAATTTATAATACTGGTAGTAAAAGTGCGGTTAAGAGTAAGGTTAGTCAAGGTTTTGCAGTATCCGATATTAAAGTAACAAGGGATACTATTTGGACACCAAAGGATAATATTCAAATTGCTAACTCAGTTGAGTTAAATTTTGATTCGAACATATTTAAAACAGCTAGTTTTGATTTAGATGAATCTGTTTCTGGTGAATTAAAAGAAACAATTGAATCTATTCTTATGATGGGTGGTAAAATAACATCAATTCAAATTGAATCATCAACAGATACTGAACCAATAAAGATGGGTAATGATAAATTAGCTACACTTAGAGCAAATAGTATTAAATCGGTTATTGATAGTATGGATGTTAGTACGCAAGTCGATATCAAAACTCTTCCAGAGCAAGGTCCAAATGTTTATTCAACATCTATGACCTCACAAGAAAGAGAATCAGCAAGGACTGAAACAGCACAATATAGATATGTTAAAATAATAATCAACTCAGTTGTTGAACCTAAACCACAAAGTGAAGAAACTGCGTATACGGTAATTGAGAAGGTTAAATATGAATTGACAAAAACAACTGTTTCTGGTAAGAAAAAATCAATTAAAATGGGTAACCCTAAAAAAACCCACACTAAAAAATTCAAATGTACGAAAGTTAAAGTTAATAAAAAACTTACTAGTTGTGAATTCTTTAATTAATTGGCAAAGTTTTGTACCCAAGTATCACTATTAGTGTAAACCGATATAAATTTACTATCTGGGTTCAATAAGTTGTTTCTGTGTCCTCGTCCATCGATTCTAGCATCAACTAACAATACCAATACAGTTGGGTAGATTGTTCCGTTATCGGTTACAATGTTCTCAGTAACGTTATTAACTGCAACTGTATCCATTCTAGATGGTGCTAAGTCCCCGTTAGCACTATTGTGAGATGTAGAGTTATTAACTTTCAAGTATTCACCATGTGCTTTAGTAATTGAATACATATCAGCATTAAAAACTAACTGTGGTAATGGTGGTGTGTTTTTTAAAACTTCGATTAATTCTTTTGCCGCTGCAATATCAACGTTGAAATCAGTTGTTGTTTTTAATTTACCATCAGCAACCATTTGAATCTTTTTCTCACATATTTTAATGAAAGTCTCAACTTTAGGGATGTAAGATGTTGGGTTAGCACGTAAAGTGTTGATTTCATTAATCATTTGTTCTTCTCTTTCAATAAATGGGTTGATAGTTTGCCCGAAAGAAACTAAACCAATTACTAAAAATACTATCGAAATTAAGGTTTTCATATACTTTGTTTTAATGTTGAATACAAATATAAGGCTAAAAAACTACTTATCCAAATTATTTTACATTTTTTTTGATTTTAATTGTATTTATAGATATAAAAATAAAATTAAGTTTAAAAAAAAACAACAGTTCGAAGTATTTATTATTAAATAATAGAACAAAAAAGAAAAAAATATTATGGCTGATTTATTAATGAAAATGCCTGTTCCTTACGAACCAAAGAAGAAGAACAGATGGCTCCTAAGATTCCCAGCGGATTTAGGTATACAAGAATGGTGGTTAGCATCTGCTTCCAGACCATCTATTGAACAAGAAGAAGTTGAGATTCCTTTCTTAAATACATCTACTTGGGTAATTGGTAGATTCAAATGGAGTTCAATTGACGTTACGTTTAGAGACCCGATTGGACCTTCTGCTGCACAAGCTATTATGGAATGGGTACGTTTACACTCTGAGTCTATTACAGGTAGACAAGGTTATGCTGCTGGTTACAAGAAAGATGTTGAGTTAGAAATGCTTGACCCTACTGGTGTTGTTATCGAGAAATGGGTACTTCAAGGAACAATGTTAACAAACGTTGGATTCGGTGAGTTATCAATGGACGATGATTCAATTGCAGATATCACAGCAACTCTTAGATTTGATAGAGCAATACTTTTGTTCTAAATTATTGATTATCAGTTAGTTAAGTTTATTTTAAAGTATTTAGTAAAATAATAATTATGAGGGTAGATAAGAAAACAAATAGCGAAATTAGAACCAATAAGGAAAGATTAGTTATGGAGAATTTTGCATCAATTATGCAAAAATTGGATGCTACATTTTTAATTGAGTCAGACGAATCAAAAAACAATGATACATATAATAAAAATAATTTAGAAGAGCGTCTTGAGGTGATTGATGTAGAAACGGGAGAATATGGTCCAATAACCACATCGGAATTGTATATGTTAAATGATTATACAAGTCTTAGTGATATTACTCCAATTAAAACTACAAAGGTTGGGGAGTATTATAATCTAATTTATAGAAATAGTCCAGAAAACATAGAGATATATATGAGACGTATTGAAGATGTTCTAAAATATGAGAATCCAAAAAGACAACCATTAAGAAAGGTGTTGGTCCATAGTGGATATTAAAACAAATAGTAATATAATTAAAAGACCATTCAATCGAGTGGTCTTTTTATTTTAAAAAACTTTACTACTAGTATTTATATAGTAAATTAGACTAAATATAAAGAATTTTTAAAAAATTTAAAAAATGGAAGGAACAAACCAAAAAAGACCAAATGTTTTCCCCACTTCGGTAAAAACAACAGAAACGAATGCTCAAACAAATATCGAAGCATTAAACCAAGGGCAAGTCCCAAATAACGACCCAATCGGAAATTCAAGTAATATAGCTGATGGTGAGATAGCTGCTTCTGAGGAAATGAGAAGAAGAACTGCTGAGGAACTTCAATTAAGAAATCATGCAATGGCACAAACGGCAGCAAGTAAAGAGGCTGGTAATCTTGCAAGGGCGGAATTGATGAAAGAGATGGCTCAAGCAAACCCAACTCCAGTACCACCGATAGAAGTCCAACAAGAAGTTGTTGATAGTGCTATGTCTTATGAAGATATGGTAAGATTTCAAAAATATACTGAGGAACTTGAGGCTAAAAAGAAAGCGGAAGTACAACCACCAGTTCAACAACCACCAGTGGTACCACCTACACCACCATCTAGTTATGGTCAATCGGGTATATTACCACCAGAAAAACCTAAAAATGTTTATATTGAACAATTGAGTCAACCTCAATACAATTCAGCCTTTGATGTTATTCCATTGCCATCACAAGGTAAGTTGTATAAAAACAAGAAAAAAAACATTAAAATTGCTTACATGAGTACCGCTGATGAGAATATTCTTACTTCACCTAACTTATTGAATAGTGGTGAGTTCTTAGAAATTCTTATCAATAGAAAAATTCTTGACCCAGAGATTAGATATAGAGATTTGATTGAAGGTGACAGAAACGCTATTATGCTTTGGCTTAGAGCGACTGGTTATGGTAATATGTATCCAATTACAGTTGAGGATAAAAATGGTGTTCCATTTGAAACTGAGGTTGACCTTAATGAAATTAAAACAATTGAACTTAATGTCGAACCAGATACTAATGGTCATTTTTATTTTAAATTACCAGTTTCTGGAATAGAAGTTAAATTTAAATTACTTACTGTTGGTGAGGCTGACAATATAGCTGAAAGAGTGGAATACGAAGTAGATGTTTTAAAAATACCAATTAACAATACCAACACATATACGCTTGCAAAACAATTAGTTTCAGTTAATGATGATACTAGAGATGACACAATTACTTCGTTCTCAGAGAATATGAGAGTCGGTGATGCAGATGCCTTAAGAAAATATATTAACTCAATTAATTGTGGTGTTGACATGACTATTACTGTTGGGACTCCAGGAGGTGAGTCCCTTACTACCTTTCTTCCGCTTAACCTCAAGTTTTTTTGGCCTAACCTCGGATTATAAAGTTCCGTTGTTGGAAGAAATTTACATTTGTATGAGACATTTGAAACTTTCTTATTCTGATATATTATCAATGCCAGTCTATGAAAGAAGGTTTTACTTAACAACCTTTGTTCAAGAAAATGAAAAACAAAAAGATAAAATAGAGGACCAACAATTAAACTCTGGAAACAGTAAGGGTAGAAGAACCACTAAGGTTAGTGGGGAACAGTTGAAATCA